AGGTGATCCAGTCGGCGGCCGAGGATGCGTCCGGATACACGTTTATCGACGGCGACGGCCGGTTGACCTATCACAACCGGGCGCGCCGACAGTCGGCCCCGATCAGGTACACCCTGGGGGAGAGCAATGGCCTCCCGTACGAGCCGGGCCTCTCGTTCCAAATGGATGATGACAAGGTCATCAACGAGGTCAACTACACGCGAACGGGCGGCGTTTCGGCCACGGTTCGCGACAGTACGTCAATCGCTGCGTTCGGTCGCAAGAGCAAGAGCCTTGAGCTAAGCATCACCGGCGACACGGCCGTGACTGACGCGGCGTACTCGCTGCTTAACGTCTACGCGGAACCTATCGTCAGGTGCGATCAGGTGAGCCTCAACGCATCGGCCACGAACGCGCTGTTTCCCGTTGTGCTCGGTGTCGAGATTGGCGACCGGGTCAAGCTCACCGACCTCCCTGTAGGCGCGCCTGCACCGACCTATGAGTTCTACGTCGAGGCTATCGACACGACTGTTTCAGTCAATGGCGGCACCTCGCAGTGGGTCACGGCCCTGTCCCTGTCGCCCGCAACCGCCTCTGATGTGTGGGTCGTTGAGGACGTCACTAACGGGATCCTCGACGCAACCACGATTCTCGCCTACTAGCCATGGGAGCACCTACCAAATTTGGGAGGTGCTCCCCTCGGAGGACGACCCTTGGCAACCATCCCCACACTCAAGACGTGGAACGCCGGAGAGACGGTTACAGCGGCGACGCTGAACGCCAATATGCGCGACCCTGGCAACTTCTATAAGGCCGTTCCAGCGGCGTACGCGTACATGACGGCCGCTGCCGCGATTACGACCGCCGCAACGTGGCAGGTAGTTGCGCTAGACACTGAGAATTACGACAACGACGGGATGTACACGACCGGCACCCCGGGCCGGATAACGATCGTGACCCCGGGCCTGTATTTCATCGAGGGTCAGGTGCGGTATGCCAACGTTTCAAGCGGTACCTATCGCGCGGCTCGCATTCAGATGAACGCCTCTGCGGACATTGACACGCAGTACAACCCGATCGCGCCTAACAACTCGACACAGGTCTACCTCAAGGGGTGGCGACAGTGCGTAGCGGGTGACTATTTCCAACTGAGTGGGCTGCACGACTTTGCCGGTTCAATCTCTCTGCATACCGCCGTATCCCATTACACGTACCTGCGAGCCCGTTTCATCAACGCATAGGGAGAGTTCTTGAGTACCGTTTGGATTGAGGGCGCTGAGCGCCTAGGTAAGGGCTCCATCGGTGGGGCCATGGACTACCCGGGGAAGCCGCCTCGTGCGGTGTGGCACACGACCGAGAGCGGCGCGGGTAACGGTGCGTTCGATGCCGTCGCGCGGGTGCTTATCAGCGGCGCGGATGAGCCGCACATCCTGTACGACCCGACGACTGACCGCATTGGGCAGTTCGGCCCGCTGAATGAGTCGGCGCGAGCGCTCAAGAACGATGGTGCGACGCGTACCAACCGTGTCGGCGCAGTGTGCATTCAGATCGAGGTGCTCGCGCGCGCTGGGACGCCCTTTACGGGCTACTGGAAGCCCGGTCCCAACTTCCGCAAGCTCATGGCTGCAATCCGCAGTTGGGGTGTGCCGGATGTGTGGCCCGCCGGTCATCTTGCCGACCACTACGGCGACGGAAACCGTCCTCGTGACGTGTGGCTTTCCAAGGGTGGCCACTACGGGCACAGCAACATCCCCGGCAATGACCATTGGGACCCGGGGGCGGTCGATAAGGCCGCATTTTTCAAGGCTGCGCCGAGGGTGGTTGCGAAGCCTCCGACCGTCCCGGCTAAGCCGTCCGTGTCACTGCGGCGCGTCATCGCTGCGTCCAAGCGTGACCCCGGGCTACCGGACGGCGGGACCACGTACAAGGCTGACGTCCTCGTCGTAGAGAGGGCGCTCAAGGCTGAGGGGCTCCTCGATGGCAAGTACGTCGATGGCTCGTTCGGCAAGCGCACCCAGGGTGCCTACAGAGAATGGCAAAAGCGTCTCGGCTACCGAGGTACTGCCGCCGACGGAATCCCCGGCAAGGTCTCCCTCGGCAAGCTCGGCGCAAAGCACGGATTCATAGTCAAGGGCTAGGTCATGGACGAGAGAGACCCCCTAGGGGTGACGATCTCTGCTCGGGAGATCTACGACGAGATTGTTGGGCTACGTGAGGACGTCCGGAGCTTGACTCAAGCGAGTGAGGGTGTGGCGCAGCAACTCGATGACCACGAACAGCGGTTGCGCAAGCTTGAGGCGTGGCGTTACGCGCTGCCTGTCGCGACCGTTGCCGGGCTAGCCTCAGCGGCCGTGACCCTGATTCGCTGAGCGTAACCACCGTATGCCCCCGGATGTCCGATTACGTACGGCTATGCCCTATGCCGGCTCCGGGGTCAAAATTTCACGCAGAGTGAGGAAAACATGAACTTCCTAAAGTCGCATCCCGCGCGCATCTATGGCCTGATCGTGGCCCTACTGCCCGTGGTCGCACACTTCCTGCCCGACGTGCCGACTGAGGCCGTACTCGCCGTTGCTGCGGCGATCCTCGGTACCGGTGAGGCCGTACAGCGGGTTGAGAACACTAAGACTGCTGACGCCTACTGGACCGACGCTTACGGCGAGTAGAGAGGCCATCTCTGACGTTGGGGGACACCCAACCTCGGAGGTTGCCGACATGGTTTTGCCGAACATCGCACTCATGGGGCGTGCGCGTAGTGGGAAAGACACCATTGCGTCACGCCTCGTCGAGCGTCACGGGTACGTGCGCGTCGCATTCGCCGATCCGCTCAAGGAAATGGCACTCCGCATTGACCCGCTGATAGCCACATTCCCGGATATGCCGCCTGTACGGCTTTCCCGCCTCGTCGCGGACACCGGATGGGAATACGCAAAGGACCGCTATCCGGAAGTGCGCCGGGTTCTTCAAAACGTGGGACAGACCGTACGGGACGAGATTCCGGGATTCTGGCTTAGCGTCGCCATGGGCAAGATTGCCCGTTGGGAAACCGCCGGAAAGCCGGTAGTCGTGACCGACTGCCGATATCTCGACGAGGCCCTCACGCTGGACGGCGTCGGTTTCCAAACGGTGCGGGTCGTACGGCCCGGCATAGCCCAAATGGCGCACGAGAGTGAAACGGCGCTGAACACGTGGGTGCCTCATCAGATCGTCTACAACGACAGCATGATCAATGAGCTACGGCTCAAGGCTGACGCCCTCGTCACCCGTGCGTGACCGTACTGACCCCTCATCCTTCGGGATGGGGGGTTTTTGCGTTCCCGTCACCCGTTCGAGTGAATCTGACCTCCCAAATTTGGGAGGTGGTTGCGAGCCTCTCGCCCGGTCCGCTAGTCTGGCCTCTCCAGTGACGACGACGAGGGTGGGGACCTCCCAAATTTGGGAGGTGAGTTGCACACCAACGGCGCAACCACTACAGTTGGCAACGCAAGCCCGAACGGCGGGCAGCAAGGGGAGGCACACAACATGAGCACCTACGTTCAGATCGGCGCTGGCAAGACCGGACACCTTCTGGCCGAGGACATGTCCAAGACTCTGTGCGGCAAGGACGCGAGCAAGGGTAAGGCCATCGAGGGTGAGCCCGCCGCAGTTTGCAAGGCGTGCGAGGCTGTCCGTACCAAGAACGAGGAGACTGTGACTGTGACTGAGACTGTGACCGCCGAGAAGACTGCTAAGCCGACGACCGCTGAGAAGCGTGAGATCGTCGCCAAGCTGACTGAGGCTGTCCGGGCGCTTGCTGAGGCGGGGGAGGACGCTGAGGGCGCTGAGGCGCTCCGCAAGGAAGCAGACACCGTGATTGCCTCGCTTCCGGCGGGGGAGCGCAACGCGCTGCGAGCCAACCTCACCGGGGCCCTCAAGGGCGAACCCGCCCCCAAGGCTGAGGCTGAGCCCGCCCCCAAGGCTGAGGTCGTCAACCTCGAAACGGTCGACTACAAGACGGCCGAGGGTCTCACTGAGCTTGTTGACATGGGCGCGGAGCGCATCCGTGAGGGTGTCGCCGCGCACACGAAGGCAAGCCAGACTGCGCGTAGCGTCGCTGAGGTCATCCTCGACATGAGGCTGAGGCTCAAGAACAAGAGCGGGTTGCCCGACCTCAAGGCGCAGACGCAGGCTGCCAAGCTCGCCGCTAGCGACATGTACAAGGCTGCGGGCAGCAAGCTCGACGGCACCGACGACGAGGTACGTGCGGCCGTCGCCGCCATGGTCAAGGCCACGCAGTA